TTCGCGGGGGGTGAGGGGCCCCCCCCCGAGTGGGGGGGGGGGGGCCCTTTCCTGCATAGGGGGTGCGCGAGTGTCCAGTGGACTCCGCCGAGACAGCCGCGTATGGCGCACCCTCGCAGCACAGGTCCGCGCCCGCGACAAGGCCGCCGGCACCCCATGCCGCATCTGCGGGCAACCCATCAAATGGGACGCCCACGACCCCAACGCCGACGACGCCCCCAGCGTCGACCACATCCGGTCCTGGCGAGACCACCCCGACCTGAGGCTCGACCCCACCAACCTCGCCACCGTCCACCAAGCCTGCAACCGCGCCAAGGGCGCCCGCCCACAAGCGCTCCCCAGCATCGGCAACCAATCCCGCCAATGGGGACGGCCCCGCACCTGAGGAGCAACCGTGGCTCACCCCGCCGACACCTCCATCCTCGAGACCGTCGATGACGCCCTGCGCGCCGCCGACTGGATCACCCCCGCCGACCAGCCCACCGTCGAGCTCCTGCGCCGCCTAGCCAACCGACTCGACGACCCCGACTTCCCCACCATCGAAGGCCGCTTCGACAACGTCTCAGAGTCGTTGTTCCTCAAGACCGCCGCCGCCCTCGGCCTCACCCCCGAGATGAGGGCCGCCTGGGCCAAGAAGGAGAAGAAGGTCGATGGTGGCAGGCTCGAAACGCTCAGGAAGGGCACGGCCGGCCTACGGGCCGTCTGACGCCGGTGAGTTCTTCGACCGGTGGATGGCCGACGCGGAACGGGACTGCCCGCTCCGTGACCCCGACGCGCCCCGCTACGGGCACGCCACACCCCGCATCCACACGCCGCCGCTGCGGGACCTGACCCCCGACACGTCCGCCGGGTACTCGTGCATCGAGTTCTCCCACGACGTGCTCGGCATCCCGCTGCTCCCGTGGCAGCAGGAGACCCTCATCCGGGCGCTCGAGCTCAACCGGGCCGGGACACGCTTCCGGTTCCGTACCGTCGTCCTCCTGGTCGCACGCCAGAACGGCAAGTCCACGCTCGCGCAGGCCCTCTGCCTGTGGGCCATGTACGTGCTCGGCGTGAAGATGACGCTGGGCACCGCCCAGGACCTCGACATCGCCGAGGAGCTGTGGAGCGGCTGCGTTGACATCGCCGAGTCCGTGCCCGAACTGGCCGCGACCATCAAGAACGTCAACAAGGTCAACGGCAAGAAGTCCCTCGACCTCCAGACCGGGGAGCGCTACAAGGTCAAGGCGTCGAATCGGAAGGCCGGGCGTGGCCTGTCCGCCGACCTGATTGTCCTCGACGAGCTGCGTGAGCACACGAACTGGGACTCGTGGGGCGCGGTCACCAAGACCATGATGGCGCGCCCCAAGGCGCAGACCTGGTGCCTGTCCAACGCCGGTGACGACGCATCCGTCGTGCTCATGAGCCTTCGCAAGAAGGCGCACATGGCGCTCGGCGACCCCGACGGCATCAACGCTGACGATACGGACCTGACCGCTTCCGGCGGTGACTCCCTGTGCCTGATTGAGTACTCGGCCGCGCCGGGGCGGTCCACCACGGACCGTGACGGGTGGGCCGAGTCGAATCCGTCGCTCGGGTACACGGTCGAGGAGGCGTCCCTGGAGGCCGCTGAGGCCACCGACCCGGAGCCCGTGTTCCGCACCGAGTGCATGTGTCAGTGGGTCGACGTCATGGCCGTTGGCCCGTTCCCTGAGGGCGCCTGGGAGGCGTGCACCGACCCGCGGGGCATCATCCCCGATGACGCCCCGATCTCCTACGCCGTGGACGTCTCGTGGGACCGTGGCGCGGCCTACGTGGCCGCCTGTGGCCCCCAGGCCAGCGGCCGCCTCCAGGTGGAAATCGTGGCCGCGCGCCCCGGCCAAGGGTGGGCCGACTGGCTACCCGAGTGGTTCCGGGGATTCGTGGACGCCGACAACCCCGCCCGCGTCGTCGTCCAAGGCAAAGCCTGCCCCGCCGCGATCCTCGTCGACACGCTCGCCGACGTCGAGGGCCTGACCGTCGTCCCCTGGGTCGGCGGGGACCTGGGGATCGGGTGCGGCCTCTTCTACGACCAGGTCGCGGCCGCTGCCCCGGACTCCACGTCCACCCTGAAGCCTCTCGCCCACCGGGGCCAGGAGGCCCTGAACCTGGCCGCCCACACGGCCGCGCAGCGCTTCTACGGGGATGGCTGGTACTGGGACCGCAAGAACAGCCCCCAGGACGCCGCGCCCCTGATTGCTGCGACCGAGGCCCTGTGGGACCAGATCACCAACGCTCCCGAGGAGCCCGCCACGTCGATCTACGAGGCAGGCCCGCAACCACTCGCCTGAAGGGGATGAATGCTCGTGCGCCGAGACAAGACGCTGACCCGCCTCACCGGCGCTCAGGTCCTCGTCCCCGTTGACGGGGAGACCGTGCGCGGCACCCTCGCCGCGGTGGCTCCCGCCTGGGTGACCCTCACCGGGTGCCAGGCCGGCGACGGCACCACCATCGAGGGGGACCTCATGGTCGCTCTGCCCCTGCCCTGGGTGCAGGTGATCCGATGACACGCTTCCAGACCCTCGACGCCCTGGCCGCGAACCACGCCGGGAACACGGTCCTCGACGTCGTCGACCCGGGTATCCCCCTCGTCGACTACGACGCCTCGGACCGGGACGCCGCCTCCGTGGCCGCCGCCTGGCGCACCCAGCCGGCCATCCGCAAGGTCACCTCGTTCATCGCCGCCAACGTCGCCTCCATCCCGCTGCACGTCTACGAGCGTGTCTCCGACTCCGACCGTCAGCGCGTCACCACGGGCGCCCTGGCACAGGTCATCGGGGCGCCCAGCCCCGCGATGGGCGCATACCGGTTCTGGGAGCGCATCATCCTCGACGGGCTCCTCTACGACCGCCGCGCCGTGATGATCGTCGACGACGGCGACCGCACCGAGCTCGTGCGCATCCCACCCCGCCGGTTCCGCATCGTGTCGGACGGCCTGGACCGGATCAAAGCCGTCCGCATCACCACCGGTGACGGGCAGGTCAAGGACATGGACCCCGCCGGGTTCCTCCTCGACGTCGGCTACTCCCAGTCGAACGGCAAGGGCCTGTCCCCCATCACGACGCTGGCGGCCCTGCTGCGCGAGGCCGCCGAGGCCGTCGAGTACCGGCGCGCCGTCATGCGCAACACCGCACGCCACACCGGGTGGATAAGCCGCCCCACCGAGTGGCCGAACCGGGACGCCCGGAACAACTTCCTCGAGTCGATGCGGGCGTTCCGCGCCGGCGGTGGCCGCGAAGGCGGCGACCTCCTCCTCGACGAGGGCATGGAGTGGCACGACCGCTCCTACAAGCCCACCGACATCGACGACCTGGACGCCCGCACCCTGACCAACATCGAGGTTGCGGGCGCCTACCACATCGCCCCCGAGCTGCTCGGTGACCGTCAGGGCAACTACTCCAACATGGAGTCGATGAGGGAGTCCCTCTACCGGGACAACCTCGGCCCCTACATCCGGGCGTGGGAGGAGATGTGCGCCCCGCTGGCTGACCGGCTCAGTGACGGGCGGGCGCTCTACGTCGAGGCGCACCTCGACGCGAAACTGCGGGGCTCCTTCGAGGAGGCCGCGTCCGTGCTCCAGACGTCGACGGGCGCCCCGTGGATGACTCGCAACGAGGCCCGCGCCCGCCTGAACCTGCCGGCCATTGACGGTGGGGACGAGCTCATTACCCCGCTGAACGTGCTGGTGGGGGGCCAGGCGTCCCCGACGGACTCCGGCACTCAGAACGAGGGCCAGGACACCGACGCCCCTAAGGCGGCCGCCGGCGTGCAGGTGAAGTCAGCGGACCTTGAGGGCGACTGGCCCACGCGGGCTGAGGACGCCCTCAAGCGCCACTACAGCCGTCAGGAGCGGGCCGTCATGTCCGCTCTCGGCGCGAAGGCCGACGGCTGGTGGGACCAGCCCCGCTGGGACCGGGAGCTCGCTGAGGACCTGTACCGGCTCGCCTCTGCGTGCGTCGACGAGATGGGCCGTGAGGCGTGCACCCGCCTCGGGTTCAACCCCGATGAGGACTGGGACCTGCCGCGCACGCAGGCGTACCTCCAGGCGGTCACGAAGGCCCGCGCCCGATGGGTGAACGAGGCGACCCGCAGGCAGATCGAGGCCGTCCTGGCTGAGGCCGGCACGGAGGGCGTACCCGCCGTGTTCGACCGTGCCCGCTCCCAGCGTGCCGCCGCCGGGGCCGCCGCGTTCATCGCGGCCATGGGGTCTTTCGCGACGGTCGAGGCCAGCAAGCAGGCCGCCCCCGGCCGGGGCACCAAGACCTGGATCACGGGCCGTAACCCGCGGCCTACGCACCTGGCGATGAACGGGGAGACGACGCCCGCGTGGACGGACTTCTCCAACGGCCTGTCCTGGCCCGGTGACCCGGCCATGGGGCCGGATGAGTCGGCCGGCTGCAACTGCACCGTTTCCGTAGAGATCACGCACTAAGGAGGGCTCCTCGTGGAGTTCAAGACGACCGGCACCCTGAGCCGGAAGACAGACGGCGACGGCGACCACGCCGGGTTCGTCGGGTACGCGTCCACGTGGACGAGGGACCCCGACTCCTACGGCGACGTCGTCGCCAAGGGCGCGTTCACCCGCACCCTCAAGGAGTGGAGCGAGAAGGGCCTGCCCATCCCCGTCCTGTGGGGCCACCGCCTCGATGACCCGAAGTTCTTCATCGGCGCGGTCAAGACGGCCAAGGAGGACGACCACGGCCTGAAGGTCGACGTCGAGCTCGACGCCGACTCCCCTACCGCCGAGCACGTGCGTCGCCTCCTGAAGAGCGGGGCCGTCGCACAGATGTCCTTCGCGTTCGATGTGCGCGACTCCGGCGACATCGAGCTCGACGACGGCCGCAAGGCCCGCGAACTGCGGGACCTGCGCCTCTACGAGGTGAGCGTGGTCCCGATTGGTGCGAATCAGGACACGTCCATCGAGACCGTCAAGGCCCCCGCCGATGGGGGCCTCACCAGCGAGGAGGTCGCCCAGGTGCGGGCGCTCCTCGCCTCTCAGACCGCCCCCGAGGAGGGGGAAGCCGGCAGCAACACCGACGACGACGCCGAGGCCCCTGAGGGGCAAGACGAAGACCCGGTGAAGGCCGCCGCGCGACTCAACACCCAAATCGCAGTCCTCTTCATTGAGGGAGAAAGGAGCGCTGCATGAGCACGCTCATGGAGGCGCGCGCGGTGGCCCTGAAGGCCGCCATGGACGCCCAGAACGCTATGAACGCTGCCGGTGACCAGGTCACCTTCGAGATGTGCAAGGAGGTGGAGAAGCGCGTCAACGAGGTCAAGGAGATCGACGACCGTATCGCCGCCTCCAAGAGCGCACGCGACATGATCGCGTCCCTCGGCAGCATCCCGGAGGACAACACCTATGAGCCGGGCGAGGAGTCCGGCATGAAGGCCGGCACCTTCGGTGAGCGCTACGTGCGCTCCTCCACCTACAGCGAGTGGGCCAAGGCCCACCCCTCCGGCCTCGGTGAGGGCTCCAACCTGGCCCTTCCCGGCGTGAAGATCGGGGACCTCGAGGAGCTTCTCATCTCCCGTAAGGCCAACGGGCAGGTGCTCGCGACCCCGGTCGCGCACATCGCCCCGACCCGCTACCCGATGGTTGACATGGTCGACCGCCGGCCCCTGACCCTCCTCGACGTCATCGGGCACGGTCAGATGGCGAACGCCTTCGAGTACGTTCAGGTGACTGGCGTCACGAATAACGCCGCCATCGTCAAGGAGAACACGCAGGACACCGACCCGCTGAAGCCGACGTCGGACATGACGACCGCTCTGGCCGACTGCAAGCCCTACACCTTCGCAGACGGCTATGAGGTCACCAATCAGTTGCTCTCCGACGCCCCGGCGTTCGCCGCTTACATGAACACCGCGGTCCGCTACAACCTGGACACGGTCATCGAGGACAAGGTTCTCAACGGCACCGGCACCGAGGAGCCCAAGGGCATCCTCAAGACCACCGGCGTGCAGGAGAAGACCTACACGGCCGGGGCCGACGCCATGGACCTGGCGAAGGCCGTGCGTGGTGGCCGCACCAAGATCACGAACGTTGGTGGCGTCGCTACCGCCGTGATCCTCCACCCCGAGGACGTCGAGGCCCTCGACCTCATGCAGGACGCCGACAAGCGCTTCTACGGGCTCGGCCCGTGGGGTATCGGCCCGCGCACCCTGTGGGGCGCCCCCGTCGTCGAGTCCTCCAAGATCACCAAGGGGCAGGCGCTCATGGGTGACTTCAACCAGGTCCAGCTCCTCGACCGTGAGGGCCTGAGTGTTGTCGCCTTCAACCAGCACAAGGACTTCGCGGCGAGGAACCGCGTCTACGTGCGTGCCGAGCTCCGTGCCGGCCTGGTCATCTGGCGCCCGAACCGCCTCGTTCTGGTGAAGGCCGCGTGATGATCGACGACGGGATGGTCACCCTGAACGGGGTGAGGTACCGGCTGGATGACGCTATCGCCTGGGGGCTCTACAGCCCCCAGGGAGGCGACATCACACCCGATGAGGGGGCCAGTGAGGGCGAGGAGGGGCCGGTGACGGCCGCCGCCCCTGACCCGGAGAACAAGGAGACGCAGCCCCGGGCGCGTCCCACCGCGAAGGAGTGAGGACGATGCCTGACGCCCTAGTCACCCCTCAGGCCGTGGCCGAGGCGTCGGGCGGGCAGGTCCCCGAGGGGGACCCCAGGCTCCCAACCTTGATCGCCGGGGCCACCGATGCGATCCGCCTGTGGTGCGGGTGGCACGTGGCCCCGGTGATCGAGGAGACCCTGACCCTCGACAGTGAGGGGTCAGCGTCGCTGCGCCTCCCCACGGGCCGGCTGGTGACCGCTACCGGCCTGAAGGTCGACGGCGTACCGGTCCCCGATGACGCCTGGGACTACTCGGCGGCCGGCATGATCCGCCTCCGCCGTGGGGTCTTCCCCGACCGGTTCCGTGCCGTGGAGGTCACCATCACGCACGGCTGGCCGCAGGCCCCGTCCCTGGCGGCCGTCATCACCCGGTCGGTCCTGTCCGCGTGCGCCTCCCCCATGGGGGCCACGCGCGAGCAGGCGGGCTCCATCTCAGCGACCTGGGCGCGGGCGGGCATGACCCTGTCCGACACGGACCGCCGCGAGCTCGCCCCATACCGCCTCCAGCACTGGGCATAGGAGGTTGCCGTGCTTCCGTCATTCGCGAGACAGCGCGTCACCATCGTCACCCCCGGCCAGCGGGAGGAATGGGGCCAGGTCACCACGGACTGGGGTTCGGCGACCACCACGGACGTCACCTGTGTCTGGGAGGCCACCCAGGCCACCGTCCACGGCGTAGCCACGGGCGACGTTGACGCCGGTCAGCGCACCGTCTACCTCAACCCCGGCACCCGTATCAGTGGGGAGTGCCGGCTCAGGTTCCCCGACGACCCCGGCCATGACTGGGTGATCGTCGGCCTGCCGATCCCCAACCAGTCACCCACCGGGCGGCTATCGCACATCGCCGTCATCACGAAGCGTTGGGAGGCCGCGCAATGAGCAAGGTCAAGGTGGTCATGAATCCTGCCGGGGTGCGGGCATTGCTGAACGCTCCCGGCGTCGTCGCTGACCTCGATGCCCGCGCCGAGCGCATCCGGGCGGCCGCCGGCCCCGGGTTCTTCGTGCGCCGCCGCGACAAGCGCATCAACCGGTACTCCTCACAGGTGCGTACCGCCGACGACGAGGGCCGCAGGGCGCAGGCGGAGAGCAACGTCCTCATGAAGGCCCTGGATGCGGGCAGGTGACCGGCATGGAGCAGCCAGACATCATCGACGGGCTCCGCCGCTACCTCGCTGAACGTCTCGCCGGCGTCCCCGTCTATGCGTTCCTGCCGAGGGACCCGCCTGACCGGTTCATCCTCATCGACCGTGTCGGAGGCACCCGCGGCCTAGCCGTGGACGCGCCACGGATCACGGTCGAGGCGTGGGCACCCACCAAGTCATCCGCTTACGCGCTCTGCCTCGAAACCAGAGCCGTCATCTTCAACCCAATGCCGCCCCTCCCGGGCGGCATTCGCGTCATACGGCGAACCGAGGTCGGTGGCCCCAGCCATGAGCCCCCGACCACCAGCGGGTGGGACCGATACCGCTGGACCGTCGAAATCAGACACCAACTCACCCGCTGAAAGGGAAACACACATGACCTACGCAAAGTTGAATGCCATGCAGATCATCACCGCTGGTTCGGACGATGACTGCGTGGCCCTCGCCCCGGCCGGCACCGCGGCCCCCACCACCCTCGCGATCCCCACCGCCTTCAAGGAGGTCGGTTGGATCGACAAGGACGGTGTCGAGTTCACCGCTGACGACTCCGTGGACAAGCGGCGCGCCCACCAGGGCAACCGCGTCTACAAGGTTCAGATGACCGAGTCCGACAGTGGCTTGGCGTTCACCGCCCTCCAGTCCAACATCGACACCCTCAAGCTCCAGTGGAGCGTGAAGGAGTCCTCGGAGGACTCCGGCGTCATCAAGCACGTCCTGTCCTCGTCCCGGAAGGTCGAGGACGTCGCGATCATCGTTTACGCGGAGGCCAACGGCCACAAGTACCTGTGGCACTGCGCGAACTTCCAGATCGGTGAGCGTGAGGGCTTCAAGCTCGCGAACTCGGAGGACGTCGCCTACAAGGTCACCGGCACGTTCACCGGCGACATCACGATGCTTACGGACGACGCGGCGTTCAAGGCCGCGTGACACATCTCCTCCTGGTGGGCGACTCAGGGTCGGTCCTCGCCCACCAGGAGGCACCCAATCTGACCGGCCCCATCTAGGAAGGACCGACCATGAGCAAGAAGAAGAACCGCAACCGCCCCTACCGTCAGACCGCGCCGGGCGCGACCGCGCAGCGCGCCGCTGAGGCCGGTGCGGCCGTCCCCCAGGACCGCCTCCAGCAGGCCGAGGCCACCGATGGGACCGTGACCGTCGACTACCGGGGTTTCCACATCGAGCTCGACCCCGACGACCTCGACGACTACGACGCGATGTCCCAGTTCGCGCAGGGTGTCCCCACCCAGCTCCTAGCGATCATCTTCCCCGATGAGCGTGAGCGGTCCCGGTTCCTGCGTGAGTGCTGCGCAGACGAGAACGGCAAGGTCCGGTTCACCCTCGCTATGAAGGCGACCACGGAGATTTTCGAGGCGCTCGGCGCGGGAAACTGACCCGCCTGCCCATCCTCCTCAGGGAGGAGGGGCAGGCCATCGAGGCGGACCTCCTGCGCTACTACGGGGTTGACCTGCTCGACCTGTGGCGCGGGCGGCTCACGATGCGCCGGTGCATGGTCCTCATCGAGGGGCTACCCCCGGGCTCCACCCTCTACCGGCGCACCGGGGGGCCGCTGGCCTGGTCCGACGAGACCATGGCCGCGCTCAGCGCCGGGCACAGCGTCGTCGCCGCCCTGGTCGCCCTCCTCGGCGACGACAAGGCGAAGCCCCCGCCGCCACCAGAGCCGCCCCCGGTCGGGTGGTGCAAGACCCAGGAAGACGACAACGCCTGGGAGGCCGAGCGCCTCCGCCGGTTCAAGGCGAGGCAACAGAAAACCGCATAGAGGATAGGGGGCCAGCATGGCCGGAGTCGCCGGAGGAGCCATCGAGCTCGCAACCGCCTACGTCCAGCTGGTCCCCTCCCTGCGGGGAGCCCCCGAGGCCGTCGCGCAGGCGTTCTCGGGCGCCCCGGCGCAGAAGGCCGGCCAGAAGGTCGGTGACCGGATCGTCGACGGTATCGGTGCGGCGATCCGGCGCGGCGGGCAGATTCCGGCGGCCCTGTCGGCCCTGGCGTCTAAGTCGTCTTCGGCGTTCAGCGCCGCCGCCGCCTCGGCCCGCCTGGTGGGTCAGGCGTTCTCCGCGTCCAGCCGAATCGCTGGCGACGCCGCCAACTACATCAACACCGCCTGGCAGGGGACGTTCACGCGCCTCGCTCCCGGCGCGGCGAAGGCCCTGGCCGCTATCCAGGGGCACTTCCAGGCGGCCTCTACCCGTGTCGGGGCTGTCTGGCAGGCTGCGGCCGCCAACATGGCGCGCGCGTTCAGCGCTGTGGGCGCCCCTATCTCCGCCGCCTGGCAGCGAGCCACCGCCCCCATCGTCAGCGGCTTCCAGTCCACTGTCAACGCCGCGCGTGGGGCCGCCTCCAGCATCGGCAGCGCCTTCTCCGGTGTCGCTTCCCGCGTCGGCTCCAGCTTCCAGCGGTTCACCGCCCCCATCAGCAGTGCCTTCTCCTACGTCGGCGCGAACCTGCGCGCCACGAGCGGCGTGATCGGCAACGCCCTGTCCGGTATCCAGGCGACGTGGTCGTCTGCCTGGGCGAAGATGCCGGCCCCCGTGCAGGCGCTTCCCGGGAAGATCGGGTCAGCGTTCGCCAGCGTGGGCGGCAAGATCGGCTCCGCGATCTCCTCCGGCGCGGCCGCCGCCGTCAACGCCGCCGCGTCCCTGTCTGTCTCTGTCGGTAACGCCCTCCAGGGCGCTATCAGCACGGGCGCGAAGGCCGCCGGCGTCGCCGTCGCCGCCCTCGCGGCCACCATCGGTGCGAACCTCGGTGGCGCGGTCCAGCGCGCCGACCAGCTGTTCACCTTCCCTCGCGTCATGGCGAACATTGGCTACTCGGCGGAGGAGGCGGACAAGCAGATCAACCGCATCAGCGACTCTCTGGATGGTCTGCCGACGGCCACCGACGAGATTGTCAGGATGGTGCAGGGCATCGCCCCGCTGACCGGTGACCTCACGAAGGCCACGGACATCTCTCTGGCGATGAACAACGCCCTCCTTGCTGGTGGCGCTAACACGACGCTGGCCGCGAATGCTATGGAGCAGTACCGGCAGCAGATGGCCGTCGGCAAGGTCGACATGATGGCCTGGCGCTCCATGACGAACGCGATGCCGGGTCAGATGAACCAGATCGCCCGGTCTCTCCTCGGCGCGGAGAGCAACTCCAAGCTGCTCTTCGATGCAATGAGGGATGGCACCGTTAGTTTCGACGACTTCAACAATGCGTTGTTGAAGCTCAACTCGGAGGGGATGGACGGTGTTGCGTCATTCGACGAGCAGGCGCGCACCGCAACTCTGGGTATCGCGACGGCTTTCACGAATACGAAGAACCGCATCAGGAAAGCCATGGCCGAGATTATCAAGGCCATCGGAGTCAAAGAGATCGCTGACAAGATCAACGCTCTTACTGACGGCATTGTCGGTTTTGGGAAGAACGTCGGTGAAGTAATCACCCGGATCAAGGGTTCGGGTGGTTTCTCTCAACTGGGGCAGACTCTCGGCGGGCTGACACCGATCATCGGTGGCCTGGTGGGCGCCCTCGGCCCGCTCCTGGTGCACATCCCGTTCATCGGCAAGGTCTTCACCAGCCTGACCGGTCCTGTTGGCATCGTCATCGGATTGTTCACGTCGATGGTGATGCACAGCCAGCTGCTGCGCGACGCCATCTCCGGGGCATTCAAGACCCTCGGAGAGGCGTTCCAGTCGCCGGCGATCTCAGGGGCTCTCCAGGCGCTCGGTTCCCAGCTCGGGACCATCGCCGGCATCCTCGGTGACTCCCTCGGCTCGGCGCTGAACGTCGTGGCGCCCCTGCTCGCGAACATGGCGCAGGTCATCGTCCCGGTACTCGCGCAGGTGTTCGGGCAGCTGGTCGCAGCGGCCACACCGATCGTCACCTCGATCTTCGGGGCTCTGACCCGCGTCATGGCGGCTCTCCTGCCGCCCCTGACACAGATCACGGCGACGATCCTGCCCCTCCTGGGGCAGATGTTCTCCATGGTGGCCGCCGCCGTCGCACCGGTGATTGACCAGATCGCGAACATCCTGGTTCAGGCGCTGAACCTGCTCATGCCGATTCTGACGAACCTGGTCAGCACGATCATGCCTGTCATCGTGCAGGTGATTGCGGCGATCATGCCGCCTCTCCAGCGGGTCATCTCCGCGGTGACGTCCGTGATCTCGGCGATCCTGCCGCCCCTGGTGTCCATCATCGGCACGGTCGTCAGCGTCATCTCACCGATCATCGCGGCGGTCCTCCCGGTCCTGGCACGACTGATTGGCACGGTCATCAACTGGATTTCCTCGTGGATTTCCGTCATGTCCAGCCTCCTCGTGCCGATCATTAACGTTGTCGCCTCCGTGATTAGCACCCAGGTCAAGGTCATTGGCGCGATCTGGATGTGGCTGTGGAACAACGTCATCAGCCCGGTCATCACCTGGATCACCAACAAGATTCAGGGCTGGTCTGATTTCCTGTCCAACACGGTTAAGCCGGCCATCACGAATATCGTGAACGGCATCAAGGACGCCTTCAACAACATGAAGGACGGTATCTCTACCGCCTTCGACAAGGTGAAGGGTGCGGCCGCTAAGCCCATCAATTTTGTCATCAATACCGTTTACACGAACGGTATCAAGTGGCTTGTTGACAAGGTGATGGAGAAGCTCGGTCTCGAGCTGCGGATGCCGGCCATCAGCCCTATCGCCGGGTACGCGACTGGTGGTGTCCTACCGGGATACTCACCCGGGAAGGACATCTACCACTTCGTGTCCCCCGACGGTGGCGGCACGCTGGCCCTGTCCGGTGGTGAGGCCATCATGCGGCCGGAGTGGACGCGCGCCGTCGGCGGGCCCCGCATGGTTGCTGCGATGAACTGGGCGGCCCGCCGTGGCCGGCCCATCCCCGGCGGTGACGTGGGAGCGCACCGGGCATTCGCTGACGGCGGTATCTGGGGCTCCATCAAGTCTGGCGCGAAGTCCGCATGGGACTGGGTCTCGGACAAGGCGTCCAAGGCGGCCGACATCATCGCTGACCCGCTCGGTGCGGTCGAGAACCTCGTGCGCGGCCCTGTGGACAAGCTCATCGGGGGTGGCAACTTCGGTGGCGCTTTCTGGGAGGCCGGCAAGGCTATCCCCGGGAAGATCGTCGATGGGGTCGCCGACTACGTGAAGGGCAAGACGTCGAGCATGGTGGCGTCTGACCTGGTCGGGCAGGCCCGCCTGGCTATCGGCACCCCCTACGTGTGGGGCGGTGTCGACGTGCCCGGCGGCGTCGACTGCTCGGGTCTCATCGTGTGGGCGCTTCGGGCGCTCGGCCACAACGTGCCCCGCCATACGGCCAGCACGTTCCAGGCCAACTCCACGCCCGGCAACCCCAACGTGCCCGGCACGCTCCTGTTCTGGGGCGGGTCCGTTGGCGGTGGGGGCGCCCACCACGTCGCCGTCGCGTCCGGTAACGGCATGATGGTTGAGGCCCCGACCTTCAATGTTCCGGTTCGTGAGGTCCCCATCTACGGGAGCCCGAGCGCCGGCATCTTCAAGTACGACGACGGCGGTTGGCTCCAGCCGGGCACCCAGGTCATCACCAACCAGACCCGGCAGCCGGAGGCCATTTTCACGGGCGGCCAGTGGTCCAAGATCGACCAGCTCCTGGCCCGCGAGAACCACACCCCGAGCGTGCTCGAGGTGCGTGACGTCGACGACAAGCTCGTCGGCCGCATGAAGGTGGAAGCCGAGCGCGTCGCCGTCGAGGCATCTCACTACGACTAAGGAGGGGCCAGTGGCGATCAAGTCATGGATCGGGAAGGCCAGTGGCCTGCCGTCTCTGCTGGTGGACGGGCCGGCCACGATCACCGCCGATGATCGCGTGCTCGCCGTCGTCGGCCCGGGCCAGCACCTCATCGCGGATGCGCTCGCCGTCCCCGGGGTCCCCACGGTCTACGAGGGCTCCACGGGGCGGGCCATCCTCACCCGCCCCGTCGGGGACTGGTATGGGGTGCTCGTGGCCGGGGCCGACGGGCGTTCCGCCCCGGG